TTGACCTGCTCTTCTTTCAAGCCATCTATTTTCTCGTTTACATTTTCCATCTGTGTTTGTAGTCTAGATATCTCTTTTAAGTTATTATGCGTTTCTGTGTTTCCCATTAACCATTAAACATTAAAAATATAAAGTATGCAACTAAATGGTATCTAAATAGATATACCAATATAATACTTGTTAAAATTCCTATTGTTATTCCGAGCAGTAGTTTTTTCATAGTTTTATAAATAAGCACATTCAACTAAAATTCTAGCTCCGTGGTTAGTACTATCTATTCCTAAGTAACCTATTGTCCCTGCTGCAGTAGTAACTGCATTTAGATAATATGTAACTTTACTAGAAAGATTAATAATATGAGTAGCACCCATATTAAGAGCAATCCTTAAATCTGCACTAGCTCCATAGTATCTCATAAGTTCAACCGATGAACCATCTATAGCTTCTGGTGTCGTGGAGAAAGAAGCCCTTAATAGAATATATGTAGAAGGGTTTGCATAAGTAGTGATAGACAGTTTGGGCTTAAGATACCAAGAACCAATAGGAATACTTTGAGAACCAATTGTATATGTCACATTACTTGTTACTGTCGTTACATACCCTGTTGGTGACCAGAGAATTGTCCATTTAGTAGGGTCTAAAGGAAACCCTTGTGGGGCTTTCATAGGAGAGTAATTAAAGTTTGTAATTGCACTATTAGCCATTAATGTAAGTGCTTGACCAGTTGAAAAATTTATTTCGTGTAGGAATGTAATTACTGTATTGGGAGCTGAATAAGAAACTTTTGTAATAATCCCATAAATAGTATTCCCACCATTGTCAAACTTAATTCTCATTCCATTACTGAAATAACTAGTAAGATTTCCAGAGATAGTAACTACTCCCGTTGGATCATCTACGCTAGAGTACGTTACTGTTGGAGATAATAAAGTCCAACCATCCCAAGACGGTCCTGTGAGTGCTGCCAAATTCTTTCTTCTATCTGTAATATTAGCATCAACAATACTACTAAATCCGTTGGCAACTGCAACTTCTGCTAGTTCCAAGTAATGATTTCCATCGGATGGTATAGCAGGGGCAGTAGGAGAAGCAGCAGGTGTTCCTTCAATAACTGTAACCGTAGCTACATTAGAAGCATTAGCATCTGGAGTTACAGAGGAATCTATTTTTAAAACTATTAAGTCAATACGTGGATTTCCTGATGCATTATCAGAAATTACAACATTCTCAATAGCGTCACTTTCTACTCTATAGTATTTGGTAAGAAAATCACTTCTTGCCCACGCAGTATTTTTTACGTAAGCAATGCCAGGCTGTACATCAACACTTTTATTTGCTGGAGAGTTTTCACCAACACTAAAATCGTTCTCTGCCTTAGAAAGGACTCCTTGTTCTAAAAGAAAATCGCTTGCAATGTGCATAAAATCAGAATCGTTAGCACCCTGTGTTGTAACAGTTCCTGACAACGAGTCGGTTGCCGACCCCATTCCATTTATAAGACTTACATGTATACTCATATTACTTTGTATCAAAAATTATATATATATGTCCAGTTATGCATTATCGATTAACATAGAAACTGTAGTATCTAAACTCACCAAATCAGCAAAGCTAACAGCGAAAGGAGCGTAAGGTCTTAACCATACTTCTTTCTCTAATTGTGTTGTATTTTTATCTATATTTAGCCAAACGTCCTGAGGACCGCTACCACCAGAAGTCAATATAGCCATTCTGCTTGAACCACTAGCGTCATATGTTAAATCTATGCCCAAAGGAATATCAAACTTTAAGTAACTGTCTGTTATAGTAGATGAAAAGTTTACATTTAAATTTATGGTTAATAAATTTCCACTCATGGAGTATTGGGTAACATTTTCTGTAGTTGACCTAGTAGTACCTCCTGGGCTTTTAAATACTGTATCAAAAAACAAACTACCTCCCATACCTGATGGTGATAGGCTTTTAGAAATAGAAAACTCTTCTATCGCTACACCAGAAGAAACCAACGAGTCACTCCCTGAAAGAAAAGGTCTTCCATATGCTAATGCTAAATCCATAACTACAGGATCATCAGGTTCAGATAGTGGATCTAACTCAGTTAAGTTTGCAGTTCTGTATATATAGAAATATCTGTAATCTGAATCTCCAGCTTGTTTTATTCTTACCTTATCCCCAACAGCAAACTGAGATTGGGAAATACCTGTAATGTTTACTTTATAATCATTTATCCTTTCAACTAACGCAGGGTTTATTCCATACCAATCAATATACTGCGGTTGTGTTACTTTTTCTAGATTCTCAAGTCTTTGATTAATATCTGTTAAATATTTAACAAATTCAACGTCTGTAGGATTTAATCTGGGTGCTTGAGGAATATTAGGCATCTTCATTAAGGTATATATTCTAACTTTAAATTAGTTACTATTGAGTCTCCTTGTATTGTTTTACCTGCTTCTATTATTTTAGCAGTACCAACAAAATTAACAAAAGATTCATTATCTGTTTTTAATTTTATAGGTACTATATCCCCTATCTTAATCTGTCCGAGGAGGGGAGGCATCTCTGGTATCATGTCAATATTAATATGTAGCCTTTCTACTTTATAAGTGTTTAACTCGTCTTCAGTAACAGTTTCTAAAACCTCTTCTATAGATAAATCTTTTCTAGCCAATATCTTCTCCCTTCTTGTATATGATTTTTGAGAGGCTGTATCTTCCTCACTAATTGTTATTACATTACCACCTGTACCTGAACCCAGTCCAATTATAGCGTTATATATCTCATCTTGAGTATCTATAGATACTATTTCATTTACATTGCGACCTAGTTGAAGTGGAGGAATATTATTAATTCTTCTTCCAGAATTCTTGTATATATTGTATTCGACTTCATCTAATTGATTAAGTGCATCTACATTATAATCCCAAACAATATCAAATCCTCCTGGAATGTTAGTAAGATTGGCTATTGCAGAAAAAACTTCTGTATATTCATAAGTGATATTTAAATTTCTTGAAGTTTCTACAGAACCCTTAACTATGCCGAGCTCTCCATTGGTTCTGTTTTGTGTGGCTGCTATAAGATCTGCGGCAATATCCCCTATATCCTGATTATTGTGTATATCAATTGAAGGTGTATATCTATGAGTTAGCATAGCAATGTAATGCGAGCATTGTACAGTTATATAACCAGAAACATCTTGATAGTTAATTGTTCTATCTGTAACAACTCCTACCCACACTATAGTGTCATTTTCTTTAATTGCTACAATAGTTCTCCACTTTCTAAAATTTTCTAGTCTTGCCTTTTGGTCAAATATACTTAAAGCAAAAGAAGCAGCCCCAATTCCATTTTCTTTGTCATACCATGTAAGATTTAAATATGTCGTAACGTCTTCAAATTTGGTAAATTCTCCAGTAGTAGAATCTATTCTATACAGTTCAATTGTTATTGTTGGTCTTTCCATTTTATATTGTTAGGTAGTGATCAGTAAAGTTTACTGTTAAAAGACCTCTATTACTACTACCAGTAGCACTAAACTTAATTGTATTTACACCTTTTGCTAGTGTAAATATATCTCCTGCAAATTTATCAAATATGTTAGTCCCATTCTTAGTTACCCTTAAACCATCGTTACCTACAGAAACTGACACTATATCTCCAATTGAAAGGGTATCCTGTATCTGGAAAAATTCTCCTGTTGTAATATTAGTCACTGTTGGATTTTGTAGGTCATTACTAATCGTAAAACTGGGAAATGCCTCTATATCCCCTTCATTATTAATTGTTATTTGACCATTTGTATTGCTTCCTATTGGTATGCCCATGGGTATGCTAAGTGGAATTCCAGTAGCTGTACCTATTGCCGTAGAACCTGATTTACTTGAAGTACTTAGAAAGAATGGTGTTTCAGCTTTAAGCTCTATCCTAAAAGCTGCAAAGTTACTTTGACCAACCTCTTCTATAATTCTTGGCATACTTACAACCTTTGCATATATATTCTTTTGTGTACTTGCATCATCCCATTTTGTAATTGTAAGAAGTTTGCTCTCCTTTGTAATAGAAAAAGCCTTAGCAAGATCCGAAGCCTTTTCAAAGTAGTCTGCAACAGTAGTACCTATAAGAGTTCCCTCTATAGCTAATTCTCTTGAAGCATACTTTTGATTCCATATCTTACTTCCATCCTGATCTGTAAGAAAATCTTCAGAGGTACGTATATTAATATCATAAAACCCAGGTAACCTGTCAATATAGTATTGTGAGGTGTCCCCTATAGTTATTCCATTGTATACTATTTTTACTGCTGACATTATCTACTCCTCCCTAAAGTTCTTAATTGAAAGTCTAAAGCACTAGCAAGCTGATTTGGGTCAACTTGAGTATTAATAAATGTGTTGTTAAATGTACTATTATTTCCTGTTTGTCCTGACTCTTTCAGTTGACCCCTCTTGTCATATGGGTTATTTCTTGCTGGAATTACAGCCTCGCCCTTGTGTATCTTAGCTATTTGGTCTGATGGTACAAATGGTGTACCTACATCATAAGTGGAAAGAGCATCAAATGCTTTTTTAGCCTCCGTTGCATACCAGTCCGAAGACTCACTAGCTTTAGTTGAAGCGTCCTGTAACTTACCAGACCAAACTTTAAATGCTGTATTAATAGACCCCTTTGGCAACATAAGAAGTTTGTCAAAAAATGCAGGCAATTTAATATTAGTTAATACATTACTCAAACTACTAGAAAGATTAGAAAACGCTCCTGAAACAAAAGAGTTAATAGAAGCAGCTATTCCATTAACAGTGTTCTCAATATCCTCACCAACACCCTTAAGAAGTTCACCAAAACTTGGTAAGTCTAAAGCTCCTCCTAAATCTATATCTAGTGCATTCATATCAGCTATTGTATTCGAATACATATCAGATATGTTCTCATTCATACTTGAGAACTCGGACTCTTCTTTCTTGATCTGATTTCTTAACTCATTTAATCTCTTATTGTGAGTTTCCTTTAATATATCTATCTCGTCTTTTGAGGTTTGCAATTGTATTCCTTTTATATCCTCCGCATGTTTTTTAAGCATAGCCTCGTCTTGAGCTATTTTTTCCTGTAAAGAATTTTGTCTTTCTTGGTGTTCAGACTTCAAACTTTGCGTCTCCTCTTGATATGTAGTGTCTGCAGTATTTAATTGTTCTTGCAATGCTGCTTTAGCAAGCACTATTCTTTGTTGTAATTCTTGACGTTGACCCGCCGTTAAATCCTTTTCTTCTCTAAGTCTCCTTTCAACTACAGCCTCTAACTCTCTAATCTGTTCTTCTCCTCCTTCCTTTATCATTTTACGCTCTTGTAAATAGGCTTCCGTTTTTTCCTGCATTGTTCTTTCGAACTGCTTTTGTTCTTCCTTTAGTGTTCTTTTGTTTGTTGAAAGTCTTTCTTGTGCATTTTTAACAATATTCGCCAACTGATCCTCAAAGGCTTCGTTTTCTTGCTCTATCTGTTCTCTTAGGTCTGCTATTTTCTTTCTAGCCTCATCAGCACCCTCACCAACCTTTGCAGCTGCTTTTTTACCAGAAGTACCTAGATTTTTAAGTGCATCCAAAGCACCACCTGAAGAATCTTTAACTGCTGTCAATTTCTTTACTTGCCTTCCTAGCAACAGACTAACTCCTACAATAGCAATTCCTAAAGCTCCAAAGGCTAATTGAGTAGATATGGCAGACGCTTTTAGCAGACTCAAGGTCGCAGAAGCGATTTTAACGGCTTTTGCCAAAGCCCCAGCCACTATTACTACTGCCGATATACCTGCCACTAACTTAACAGCATTTTGAACTAACTTTTCATTTTGTTGTATCCACGCTGTTGAGTATCTTACTATAGGAACTATAGTATCCACCACTGTTTCCATAACAGGTACTAAAGCGGCTCCCAATGTTGTTCTTAGGTTTTCTGCACTAGCTTTAACTCTTTGTAGTCTCTCAGATGTAGTTAATTGAATATCTCCATATTGTTTAGCTATGTTAGCTCCATCCTGTAATACAGCATTTACTAAGGCTTGTTTTTTCTCAACCTCATTCATACTATCAAAAGTCTCTTTTAGAGCATCTGGAATACGAATACCTAAGTTGTCTAGCACTAAAGGAGACATCCTACCAATACCAGTAACAATACTTTCAAGTGATTGATCCATACTCAAACCAAACTCACGACCTCTAATTCTTGCTACCTGCATAATAGCAGCCATTTCATCGATATCGTTGGTGACCCCAAGAGATGCAGCTGCACTAGCCTGTTTAGTCAACTCAAAATCTGAAACGATTCCCTGGGTTGCATCTCTTAGGGTATTCAAGTTAGCTGTTACTTCTCTACCAAAACCTCTAGCAAAACCTTGTGTTGTACCTTCCATTTTACCAAAGGCATTGGTAGCATCTACTGCAACAGCTCCTAATGCCCCTAATGTCAAAGTAGCTTTTTTCCCTGCACTTGTTAGTGAGTTTAAAGCTTTGCTGTTTTTTCTTTCGTATTTTCTTATAGATTTAGCAACTTGCTCAGCAACAGCTGTTACATTATCAACACCTGTCCAAGTTACTCTTATATTTCTACTTTGATCTGCCATTAATTAATATCCTTATTTTATTTTTTATGTCTATTTCTAAGAAAACTCTTCTTCTTTTCTTCTCTCGCAGAAAATTCGTTCATATAACGATCTAAACGCATTAATCTGCGTAACCATAAAGCATCGGTCTCTAGGATTTGTTTTTGTGTATATCCAGTAACTAAGGCTATTGTTTGTGTTTGAAACTCTCTTGTTAAATCATTTCTTCTGCCTTTAACAAGGGCTTTAGCTACTTTTGCAATTTTTTTTCCTCTTCTTTGTCTTCACCTGAAACCGACCCTAAGACTTTATTTGAATGAACTAATACTTTATTTGCTAGTCTTCCTGGCATTTCGTTGTATCCTTCCTCTAAAGTATCCTCTTTATAGACTTTTCCATCTATTGATATCTCTTTTATCATCGAGAGTCTTGCAAATCTTCCAGCAGGAATATTCCCCTCATCTATAGCCTTCTGTGCAAATTGCTCGTAGTCATCCATACGAATGTCGGTTGCAATAACCACATAATCTCCTCCTAACTTAAGCTTTTTGGTTTTCATAAATATATTTTTTTATTTTATATATTAATAAGCTGCCTCATCAGTGATTAACTGAGCAAGACTATATCCGTTTGTTAAGTCAGTATATACTGGAACTACCATAAAGTCTTCCCCTGCAACCTCTTTAAGTGTTGGATCTTCTGTTAGGTCAATTTGCTTTGAAGCTGGAATATCTATTCTTATTGATGGGTTTGTGGTTGCCCCTATTGTAGTTCTTGTATCTATAAATTCTATTCTAGCTGCTCTAGTTGCATGTGCTAAGTATTCATCTAATATATAAGCGTCATCTCCTGAAGAGAAACTTTCTTCATTGAAGTCCTTTGATATTGACATTGTTACTTCAAAATCAGCTGCAAGTACGTTAGAGTGTGTATCAGTACCTATGTATTTTAGCTTTTTAGGATCTCTGGTAAATTCAACACCGACTTCTTGTACATCAATAGCTAACGCTGAAGCTAAGTCTGCGTATGTTTCTGGCATATAGAATTTAGCATCAACCATACTGAAATAACTGTCTGTTGGATAACTGGCTGTTAATCCTGTTGTAGTAGATGCTTTAGCTGTTAAGAATGTCATTGACAATTCTGGTACACCTTCCGTATTTACAGTAATACTTGCAGAAGAAACAATACCCAATGGATACTGAAACTGCCTATCATCTGCCCACTTTATATGTAGTGTATATGTTGGAACTACACCTGTATTTAGTATTTCAAACACGTGTGTATTTACATTAAGCTCTGGGTCTCCTGTTGTAGTTGTAATGTCTCCATACATACCCGCTAAGGCTATTCCAGAAAATATTCTGTCTAATGGCATTGTGATTGTGATTTCATTTTCAAACTGTACCGCTTGAATGTCTTGCTTGACTACCATTGCACCGATGTTAGCCTCTACATCGTATGTCTCTTTTATTGGGCTAATATCAAGTCCTCCCCTAGGTATCCAGTCCCCTGCTAATGGAGCTTGAATAGTACCTCGAGTGGTCTCCTTGACTACCGCCACCTCGACTTGCTGTCCTATCTTTTGCATATTAATTAATTAAAAAAATTATTTATTATTTCTTAGGTTTTATACCTCTTCTTTCATTGTATAACTTCTTCGCTTTCTTAAGTGAAGGGGCTAAGATATTATACTTACTCCAAAAGTAAAGCTTTTCAACTTCTTTACTTTCTTCTTTTTTAGAAGTTTCTTTCTTTTTGCTTTTCTTTTTAGCCATTTTTATATATTTACAAATTAACTAGCGTTCCTTATATCCAAGAACTCTAATCTTATATCACAATAACGTATTTGGTGGTCTGTGTCCAACCATTGAGCCTGTCCACCTGTTGGAAGTAATAAATCTGCTATACCACCAGCACTTCTGTTAGAGTCAAATTTATCGATTATGCTATCTACTATATTATATAAAGCAGTGTCAATCTCATCTACAGTCATTGCCTCTGATCCTATCTCGTATTGTAAACTAACATTATAGACATATCTACGATACGAAGTTCTAATAGTATTCATGTCTGCATCAGTCTTAACAAAGGTAATAATTGCTACAGGATATTCATCAGGGTTTTCTTTGTTAGAAGTATAAGTGTTACCGTTAAGCTCTGTTACTGTTTCACACTGTGTTACTATCCAGTTTTTAAGTTGATTTATCATAGGTTTAGATCATCAATTACATTATCTATTATTAATTCTAAATCTCTCATAGTTGTAACCTCAAAAGCTCTAAACATATACGGATTGTTAATATGTGGAAATATAGCGTAGTCTGTATCTGTTGATACGTGTGAGCCCCCACTAAAGCCCTCAAGCTCACTGTAAATACTATCCCTCAATCTACCTGTATCTACTGGTGCTTGTACCTTAGATTCGCCCTCAAGGGCTAACATAAACCTATTGGCTATTTCATCAATAGCGGTTGGAAACGCATTGGCTAATCGAAGCATTTCATCATAAACTTCTCTTTCGCCTTCTATAGCAATTCTGGTTCCTAAATACATCTCCGATTTTGAAGGCAGGTTAGTTTTCAACGTCTCTTAATATAAACTTAGTATGCTCGATATCAGGATGAAGACTCATCTCGTTATCCAATCTACTTTTAACTATATATTCTTTAGTACCATAGGTAACCTTATCACCTTTTTGTATTATAGAATCAGCTTTGCCATATGCCTTTTGGTCTTTTATAAACTTGCCATCAGCTTGTAATACCTCGTCAATGTCAAGATTCTGTATATATACCTGTTCACTGCCCTGGCTAGTGTACACTATCTTATTTCCACTCTTAGTAGGTCTTTCTATTGTTACTGTATGTATAAATAAGTCATCCATGCTAAACAGTTATCCTCCTGTACATATCTAAAATAGAAAGATTGTTTTGTATAACTGCATCTAAATCACTATCGCCACTTTCACCATAGTTAATTGAAAAATCCCCAAGCTTTTTAGAAGTAGCCCCAGATGTAGATTTCCTGTTTTTAAATATACCTGCTGATATTTTAATTGTCGCAAGTTGTAAATCTGCTGGAATAGTAGCATACCCACCTGTATAACTAATAAGAAGCTTTTTTACTGCCCTAGCTGGTGGAGAGTCAAACACAAATAACCCCTCGTCATATAGTATTTCATAATCATCTGTTGATACAGCAACACCGTCGTATGTTACAGTTGGTGTAGGACTTTCTTTAATAGGAGGTTCCTTGACGGCAAATATTCTCTTTAATCCGTTAGTATTAAATATCTCGTTTGATACTGCTGCTTCTTCGAAACTCCTACCTGTGTATGTCTTAACATACTGATCAACGTATTCTAGGATTTCTGTTAATAAGGTGTCATTATCAGTTGTGCTAATACCAAGAAAAGATTTTAGGTCTGCTAGAGAAGCTAACATATTTCTTTAAATCAATTTATACTTCGACTTTTACTACTTACTCTTTTTCTTTGATTTTTCTTCCTCTCGCTCGTACTTTTCAATCATTTTACCAAAGTTCTTTTTGATAAGTTTTAGCTCTTTTTTACTAGGCTCTTTAGTAAAATCAGGAGCCGCTTTATCAATCTCTTTTACATCTTTAGGGTCGATTGGCATCCCTATTTCATACTTCTTGCCATTATATACGAAGTTTCTTATTGCAACTTTCATAAATATATATTTAATAATTTAATATAAAATTATAGCATAATATGCTACTTAGAGAGACTCCGAAAAGTCTCTCGTAGCAGAATATTAAGCTGCGGCTGTGGTTAATCTTGCTAAGTAACCAGGTAGATGGACCGCAATGTCTATCCTTTCTGTTACTTTTAGAGCAATCTTATCCTCAGTGAACATGTTCCCAGCTCCTACAACTGCAGAGTCTGATTGATTGATAGTAATTCTTCTTCTATCTCCTAATACAACTCCTCTTCCAAAATCACCGAAGGCGATAAATGGAGTACTGACACCATCGTCAGCTAGCTCAGGTGCTTGGTTTGATATAACTACTGGTTTACCCAATAGGATACCTGATTCACTATCATTGAGTCCTCTATAAAGAGGTCTGTTTTGAGAGTCTTTCAAGCTATCAATCAAACTAAGAACATAATCAGACATGAGAAATGCAGCATTAGTTCTCTTCTGGTGTGGAACACCATAATAAAGATCCTTAATGTCATCTGCATCCACATTAGCGAATGAAACGTCGCCTGTACCCATTACAACATCGGTTACATTAGCATCCTGAAGGACACCAGTAATATTACCAAATGAAGCAGTTCCATCACCATTGATCATAGCGTCATCCTCTTTGAGAGCGATTGATTCTACAATGTTACTAGTGACATCCCTTACAACATCGGCAATAGTATCTTCTCGTAATTCGGTTGTCATGGTTGAGATTGCGGCTAATTTCTCAGCAGATAGCTTAGTATTACCGTAAGTTCTATTACTCTCTGTAATAGTATTACCTTCCGCTACCCAATATGCAGTTACATTTGCATCTCCTTTAGGAAGATTCAATGTTCCTTCAGGCATAAACCTGACATCGGCATACTGTCTAGTAATTCCTTGCTCTCGCAACTCGTTATCTATCTGGCTTGCCCATGCTTCAGGAACTAGGTAACCTCCATCGGCATCAGTTCCAGTATTTAATGCCCTAACAGTCATCCTGTCTCCATCTCTAACAGCTTTTAAGAAAAGGAATGCTTCCTCTTCGTACCCAAGTTCTTTAGAAACTTTTTGAGCATCAGCTACTTTACCCTCTTCAACTAAAGCTGAAAAGGCTTTGACTCTTTCTGCGGAACTCATACTTTTGAACTCTTCGTTTGTAAGCTCAGCAGTAGTACCCTTCTTATCTTCAACTTTTTCAAGTTTTTCGATAACAGGAGCCATTCCCTTTGAAATTGTCTCACTGATTACTTTCTCTAATTCTTTCTTTTCCATGAGATTGTTTCCTTAAATTAAATACCATATTTATCAGAAATGCTCTTGATTGCTTGAACAGTGATGTCTTCAATCATTTTTCGAATTTCTTGGGTCTCAAGTCCTTCGATATCCTCCGAAAGGTTCTCTTTCTTCTGGCTGTCCTTATCAGGCATTTGCTCTGATACTGCTTTTATTAAATCGGCAATTTGATCTATTTCATCTACCTGTTTGCCTTCAGGTATTTCTATCTCGTATAAGTTTTGTAAGTTCTTTAATAAAGTTCTATATTCTGGAATTACCTGTCTATAGTGTTTTAGTAACTCTTTGTTCTTTTTAATCTCTTCCTTCTTTTCTAACTCTTTCTTATCCAATTGCTTGTCATTCTTTTTCTCTTTAACATCTTTCTTTTTCTCTTCTTTCTTATGCATTTCAAATTCATAACCTTTCTTCATCATTTTCATCATAGCACTTGGGTTTGCTGGTATAGTGACCCAACTAACTTCTAATAGTTCTGCCTTTGTAATAACGTCAGAGTTTTCTTCATCTCTTTGTTTTACTATAAATCCTACTGATACTGTTGGTAAAAATCCGTCTTCTACTAGGCTTCTTACTTCATTAGCTTTTGGTGTATCTGCCCACTTAGGACTCATTAGAAGTTGATTGTCTACTACTTTGACATCTTCCCATTTTCCTACAAGATAATCTACACTTTGATCATGATTAACTAACATAGGAGAATGTTTTTTAAAGTTGTCTAATTCCCAACCCTCTGCTTTGATAACTTCGCCGTATCTATCTAATGTTTCATCAGAAGCAACAACTACAATATTATCATCGACTTTTTTGACTTCCCCGAATATATACTGTTTATTCATTTATATATTATTAATTAAAATTATTTTTTATCCTTAGTAATGTATATCAGATACTAATTTATTATGTCCAATATTAACTAACCCTTTTTGACTAATGGTACTGACGCACATCTACAATTTATTCTATTTTCTGGAGATGCATTTTGATCTCCTGGATACTTAAGGTTCTCGCCAGCAACCCTGAAATAACCATCAATAGGTGCTTTTTGTAAGTTTGCTTCTATATGATCTGTTCTTACCCTGTTATCCCCTGCATTTAACCACATCTTCTCTTCTATATACCCATCCTCTTTTGCTATCTCATATCTGCGTTGTGCTAATGCATTGGCAATATTATTAACCTCCGTCTGTGCAATCATCGTACTTCTAGGACCTCGGTAATCTGCAAACTTCTCATCTATTCTTTTAGCTATCTTTGGCATACCTTCTCCGTTTGCTAAGGATTCCTCTATAATTTGTGCTAATTCTTTTCTTGTATTATTTATTACTGTTTGAGTAAAGAATTGTAAATTTGATTCTATAAAGCCTAAAAGATTAAAACTATCCAAATTAAAGTCAATATTTCCAGGTACTTGCTTATCTGCATCCACCCAAGCCTCTGCTGCTATAGCAATAGTGACAGATGTGACGGCTGTCTTTAGTTCGGCTATCTCCTCTGCCCAGCTAACTTGTTTCTCAAATAAATCAATATATGCCTTAGGACTGTTAGTAACAGCTTCTTCTATATTAAATCTTTCTTTAAGACCCACAAAATAATCTGCCACAGCGTCTTTAAATTTAGGCTCATACTTTAAAGCCCTTTCTAGATGTTGTATTGCTAATCTATTAGCCTGTTGTTCTGTCATGTCTTCTTTGGCTTTTTTACCCTCTTTGGTTTCTGTTATTTTTGCATTTTCTATCGCTAACTCTCTATTAATGTATTTATAGTGTTCTATAGCCTTTTTAAGAGAATTTTGTTCTTCTTCTATATTAGCCAAAGGCGTTCCTGTAATACTAATGCTTTCTTGATAGGTTGGTACATAATCATAAGTTTCATCTAGTCTAGGAAGTCCGTTTAACTCTCTAGCCTCATTTATTGACATATAAGGTTTGCCAGCAGTTCCAGTATTGGCTATATTACTGTTTTTTTCTTTATCTGCTGTAATAGGAGATACATACTCAAACCTTATGTTGTCTCGTACTATCTTATCCTTTCGGATAAACAGTGGTAACCATTTCTCATTAAGCATAGCTACAAATCTTCTATACATTGGATCTATCACTCTTCGTGCATGATTTTCATCAGCTCCTTCTAGGGTAGCCCTGTTAATGTTTTCCGTTTGACCCAATATTATCTTGTTGACCCTCCAATTGGTCATTATTTCGTTGCTTGCCCTTTCTATTAATTTGTCAAACTCCATATCTTTATTGCTAAAAGATAATGGTTCAACCTCCATGTCAGAATCCGTTATAGCAAATTTGTGCGACTTATCTTTACCTCTAAACTGCTCTAGCCAATCTAGCTTAAACATTTTCTTCATAGTATCAGAAAGCTTCTGCTTCATTTTAATAAGCAGGGTAGGGGTTGCATCATTAACAAAATACTTATGATTGTAATCAATGGCAGCTTTATATGTTTCTGCTATAGTCTGTATAGGCTGTATAGGTGAAAATCCTTTCCGTGTATCAGCAAGGTTAAATGTAATATCGTATATAAATTCTATCTCTCCATTTTCGTAATCGTTTTTATAATTCTCCGTTTTTCCCTCGGCTGTAATGTAATTAAAGGATACTAAATATCCCCATTTGTCATAAACTTCGTTAGATATGTTCAATGGGTTTAGCCAATAAATTTCTCTAAAGTTACCTCTAGGAGCTTTAGGAATATACCATAAACTAGCACCCAATAAAGCATAGCTATATCCTGTTTCTTCAAAAAGATTAAAGTGAGTTTGTTGATTATTAACCTTCATCAAGCATTCCATTGCTAGACTTTCGTTACTATCTACTGGGACTGTTTCAACTTCCCCACCCTTTGTCTTTTTGTCTTTAACAAGATTTAGCTCTAATTTAGCAAAGTCTTCGGCAATAGCTGATGCAATAGGATATATGTTTGCTGGCAATGATTGTGCAATGTTCTTTAAACTCTGTGTATTTGGATTGTCATATAGGGTCTTCCAAACATAGGTTTCCGTAAGGTCGTCCACATCTATATTCTTTTTAGACACCTCTTGGTTTAATTTAGCAGGGGATAAAGTTTTCGACATATCACTCTTAGAAAATAAAGGTTTAATTTGATTATTCATTTTAGAAAAACTCAATATTAGCTGGTTTGACAGATTCACAAGCATCTAGGGCTGCCAAAAGGGAGTCCCCATAGTCAGGCGAATCGTCAGGATCAGAAGATTTTAACTTTCCAATCCTTCTTTCCTTATCATAGCCTAACAAATCCTTGCGTAGCTGTCCAATAGATTCATCAAGGCTTGCTCTGGATTCCTCAATAAGTTGTCTTAATGTAAACAATAACTCGGTTTTTCGATTGTCATAAAAGGTTCTGATTGGTCGAGAGCCTGCTACGTATCTATGAACAATATACTCTCTATCATTAATATTTTCCATATGGTCTCCAACACCAATACCAATACCGACAGAGTCTATACCAATTGCCTCTACTTTACCGTTTATCTTATTATGCACCTCTAAAGCCATTTGGTGGGTATCAGATATATCTATAGGTTCTTGTGATACTATAACTACACCATATATACTAAACTCCACTATAGTTAAAACACTTAGGTCTGGACCACCTCCAGCCACGTCTAAACCTGCATAAAAATATGGCTCGTATGTTTCTATCTCCTCTTCATCATCTTCTTCAGGCTCTGCAAATTTCTTTAAAATAGGACTCTGATCTTCTTTTATCTTTAATATCTTCTTTTGAATTCGCACATGATTTGATAATAACTGCTCCCAATGTCTATGTGTAAATATAGAATTAGCAGAGTTTTTTTCTGGATATTTAACCTCATACAATACCCTAAAGTCTTCAGGAGGCATACTAGCTTTCATCTCCTCAATAAAAGCTTGGGTCAAACGCCCCTCTTCAATGGCTTGTTTATAATCTATCCGTATTCTATCGTATCTAGGATCGTTAGAACTTCTGTAAAAGTGGTTTCTATTAAATGGATTTCCTATCTTTACAATCTTACTTCTTTCT